TGGAGATATTAACGGAACGGCGGAGCAAACAGTAAATTGCTCTTGCGTTGTAGTTTATATTTCTGAAAGTTACGCAAGAAGAAACTTCCCTGATGCCTTCATTATCTAGCCTTTGTTTGGTAATTTTTTTTATTTGTATATTTGCTTAAACAAATAAGCTAAATGGCTGAAGAAAACGCAAAGAGCTATTCAGATTATCCAGAGGCGGTAAAGAATAACGCAAGACGCGTTTTAAAATACGTTGAGGAAAATGGATGGGGGCCTTGCGGAACGCCAGTAGGTAAACAAAGAGCCAACCAGCTCGCAAGCGGTGAGCCGATTTCGTTGGACGTTTTAAAAAGAATGTATTCTTATTTGAGCCGTCACGAAGTAGATTTGCAAACCTCCACGTCTTATTCTGATGGATGTGGTTTATTAATGTACGATGCTTGGGGAGGAAAGGCTGGTTTAGTTTGGAGTAAAAGAAAGCTTAAAGAATTAGGCGAAATAAAAGAAAATAACGCGACAATGATATTAAAGGGACTTAATCAAGGATTTGCCGATAGCGATATGAAGCAAGGGATTGTTTCTGGCTATTTTGCCGTTTTTGGTAACAAAGATTTAGACGGTGATGTAATTGAGCCAGGAGCATTTACTAAGACAATCCAGGAGCGCGGTCCAGCTGGAAAGCAGTTGATTAAATACCTTTTGGATCACGATAAAAATAAAGTTGTTGCAAAGATTACTAACCTACACGAAGACCAAAAAGGTCTAAGATATGAGGCTAAGATTGGCAGTCACGCAGCTGGTCAGGACTTCCAGAAAATGATTGAATCGGAATTAATAAACCAGCATTCATTTGGATTCCGTACAATTAAGGAAATGTACGATGATCAAGCCAGACCTTAAAAGCGAAGCGGATGCGTTTGAGTACCTTACAAGACTAGAAAAGTTTGTAAAGACTTCAGATGCAACCGACGAAACACTTGAGAAATTAGAAAATCAACTAAAATCACTTTTGGAAATGCTAAAGCCAGCCGAAGCTACTTTGGTAGAGAAGGAAGCCGTGGAAGTTGAAACGCTAACTATAAACGAACTTAAAAAAGAACTAGAAAAATGGAAAATTTAACTATCGATGCCGTTAAGGCGGTAATCGCAGAGGCTGGCGAAGCTCTAAAGGCAAAGGCTAGCAATGCAGAAGTAAAAGCCAATGAGGCTTTTGAAAAAGCTGAAGCTTTGTTGAAATCTTTTGACAATGTAGTAAGCAAAGAAGAGGCTGCGGAAATGCAAAAGCAACTTGACAAATTGGATATTGCTTTGCAAAAGAGTGCAGTTGAAAAAGAGGTAAGCGCCGAAGATTTTAAGAGCGCTTTTATTAAGGCTTATGCGCCTGTACAAGCTGAAATCGAGAGACTTAAGAATGAGCCTAACGCCCGTTTGAAAGCTCCTTTGGTTTTTGAAATTAATGAGAAAGCAGTAGGAACTATCACTTTGGCTTCTACCATTGCTAACGCTAACTCAAGCTCTCAAGTAACTATTTCTGAGTTTACTGGTGTTGTTTCTCCAGTTAGACAAAGATTGCTTGTTTACCTTTCCAACGTATCCGTTGGTGCTATCGGAACTCAATACGCAGTATGGGTTGAAGAATACGACCAAGAAGGAACTCCTGTAATGATCGGCGAAGGTGTTGAGAAAACTCAAATCGACGTTCAATATAAAGAGCAAAGAGCTAAAGTTGAGAAGATTGGTGTTCATATGAAGGTTTCTATGGAAATGCTTGAGGATGCCGCTTACTTGGCTTCTTACATTCAATCTAATGGCGTTAAGCGTGTTGAGACTGTAATTGAAAACCAGTTGTTTACTGGAAACGGTTCTTCTCCTCAACTTGCTGGCTTGCTTTCTAAGTCTACTACTTTCACCGGAGCTTCTATGGCTGGTGGTGTTGAGTCTGCTACTAACTGGGATGTAATTCACGGAATCATCGCACAAGTTAAAGCTGCTAACGGAACTGCTAACGGAGTATTCGTTGAGACTGGAGCTTATCACTTGATGCTTTCTGAGAAGGACGCTGACAAGCAGTATATCCTTCCTGCTGGTGTTACTTTCAACGCTAACGGTGGAATCAATGCTTGGGGAGTTCAGATTATCCCAACTAACGCTTTGACTGGAACCGCTGCCGATTTCGTAGGTGGTGATCTTTCAGTAATCAACGTACGTTTGAGAAGCGGATTGCAAGTAGCTATCGGAGAGTCTGGCGATGACTTCATTGACAACTTAAAGACTGTAAGAATCGAGCAGCGTTTGGTACAATTCGTATCTGCTAACGATACTCCAGTATTGGTTAAAGGAACTTTCGCAGCTGCGAAGGCTCTTCTTGAGACTACCTAATCTTTCATAGGTGTTTAATTTGGTTAAAAGGGGAAGCATTTTGCTTCCCTTTTTTTATTACAAATACTTGGAAATTACGATAGAAAAAAATATTTATTACTTTTAAAGAAAAAAAACGATGACAAATTTTACTTTATGCAAGCCACAAAGGTGCAAGCTGAAAATAAAATGTGAGAGATACCTAACCAAGGAGAGGGGGGGTGGGGTATCCGTTTACTTCGACAAAGAGCCTTGTAATGCAGATGGAACGGAATGCCCGATGTATTTTAAAAAGAATTGTAAAACCTGTGGTGAAATATGAAATTTACTGAAGATGAATTTTTGCAAGCTGAATTAAATGATTTTCAGCTGACAATGGAAAACGCTGATTTTGTAGCCTTGGCTCAAGAAGTTGCGGAATACTGCAAGAAATTTAAACCAGAAAGCGTTTTGGATTATGGCTGTGGAACCGGCGTTTATTCTGAAATATTTAGACGAGAAGGCTTTAATATTATTGGCCAAGATAAATTTAAAAGCCATAGGGATTACTGCAAGAAAAATTATCAAGATTTAAAAGTTTATCAAAAGCCAAGGCAAGCCGATTTAATGCTATGGATTGAAGTTGCCGAGCATATGACTGATTCTGAAATATACAAAGCATTGGAATCCGTTTCTCCTAGAGTTATTTTATTTTCCTCAACGCCTAATAAAACTCCTTGGGATGCTGATTGGGGACACATAAATATTAAAAGCGAAAAGGATTGGGTTGCAATGTTTAAAAGTTTGGGATATAAGCTAATCGAGAAACCAAAAACTCCAACTTTATGGGCGTTAACGTTCCAAAAAATTTAATTTACTTTATTTATTACGGCGGAAAAATAACTCATTACCATAAGCTTAATTTAAGCCTATTAGGAAAGTATTGGAGCGTTTTTAATGGCATAAAAGTGGTAAAGGTTGCCGTTGATTCTAACTATTCCCTAGAGCCGTTAAAATCGCTTTTACCAAAGGACTGCCAAATAGAAATTGTAGCAAATAATAGGGTTTATGGTGAATCTATTCATTTTATTGATTCAATTAATAAGGTAAATGGAGGCATTACTTTTTACGCTCATTGTAAAGGCATTTCTAGGCCTATTTGGCGAGGCTTAGACATTTGGATTGAGCAAAGCTACAAACGTAATTTAGAAACGATTCCAGACCTTTCTAGTAAGCTATTTTCAGGCATTTGCGGAAAGCTTTTGCCTTGCCCTCCGTACGTTCCACAAGCATTCCATTACTCTGGATCATTTTACTGGTTTAATACAGATAAAGTGAAAGCTAGATTAGGTAAATATGAAATGGACAGATATTTAACCGAACGCTTTCCAGGTATTATCGCCAATAAAAGCGAATGCCTTTTTGGATATCCTTATTCAGAAAAGAATTTGAACTTTTACGATGAGAAAACGTGGGCGAGACTTTAAAAATATTTTATTCAAATCCTTTTAGCTTAGATAAAAATATAGGGGAAGCCTATAATGATTTTATAAAAAATTTAAATGCCCAAGACGATGATTGGATAGTAATGCAAGACGGTGACATTTTGTATTTGACTCCAGATTGGGGGAAACGTATTTCGGATGCCTTGGCTTTAGATGGCGATAAATTTGGTTTAGTTAGTTGTTACACTAACAGATTGAGAGCAAAGCACCAATTATACAAGAATGAGTTTAGCTACGATTTAAATGTGCGGAATCATTACGAAATAGCTTTAAATTACCAGGGCGAAGGAATACAAGAAATAAAGCAATATGTTGCTGGCTTTTTTATGGCATTTCAATACAAGACTTGGAAAGCGGTAAAAGGATTTGAGGAAAATAGCGTTGCCTTTGATTCTTTGTTTTCTATGCGGGTAAAGGAGTTGGGTTTGAAGATTGGTTTAATACGGTCGCTTTACGTTTTCCACGGATATAGACTATGGACAGACATTGAGCCGTGGAATGAGAAAAAACATTTACTAAAATAAATAGTATCTTTATGATAAAATTATTGGTAGACCTAGTTCCCTTTGAAAAAGGCGAAATAATATGCGTAGGCAAGACCTACAACACTTATTTGGTCGACAAGGGACTTGCCGTATGGATCAAAGTTGAAAAACAAGACTTTAAAACAAAATGAGCGTAAAAAGACCTTTGGCTATTATTTACGATTCCCAAGTAAATACAGAGCCTATAACTTTAGCAGAGGCTAAGGCTTGGCTGCAAATTGATTATTCCGATTGGGATAGTTTAATACAAAACACTTTAATTCCAGCCGCTAGGATTGAATCTGAGAAAGCCTCTGGAATGCTTTATGTTGAACGTGACGTAGAAATTCAAAACAATAAAAAGGATGAGCGGATTTATCCCATTGGCCCTTGGGTGGAGGATGTAACTGAAAACGATTACGAATTTGAAAATTACATTTATACCGCTGGATTTAATAACGACAATCCTTTGCCTCAAGACCTTCGTATTGCAATGCTTAAAAGAATTGCTACGGATTTTGCTTATCGCCAAAATCTGATTGATGCCCAAGAATATTATGCGCAAAAATCAAGTATTACAACTGAAACTAAATACAGAGCTGATTATTTCGCATAATGATAA